CTTCAAGACTTCACGACTCTTGAACAGAGCATGTTTGACAAGTACGGAGACCCAGACCAGGTTCACGAACTCTGGGCTTGTTTGGCTGTGGCAAATGGTTCAACACGGGAGGCGTTCATCAAGGACAACCCCAATGTTCCCATTGCTAACCCAGAAATGGCTGATGACCCAGACGCATCTGGTCTCATGGGCATCAGCAAACTTGGCGAAGGCACAGACATTTACGAACCACTCAACGACAGGGATACTGCGTTGATTGTGTCGGCAATCGACAACTGTGTTGGTGTTGTAATCCGTTGTGGTGCGTGGGCTAAGGACGTCATGAACGGGGAAGACGATGGCAAACGCCCATCTGAATCACCCAACAGGGTCAATGGCGTAGTCACAATGATGGTCACAGACAGCACCATTATGTCTGCCTTTAGGAACCTTGTGACTGGTGACATCCACCACAATCAGACACTGCTCAACGATTATGAACACGGTGAGTCGTCCTTGTCCGATGCGTTGCTCCAGTTCTGGGCGGCACCAAAGTTGCTCAAGAAAGGCGACCCAAAGCGTTACGAGGAGTTGTTGGAGTTCGCCAAGGACAACATCACGGATGACGACGATGAGGCGTAAGAGCATCATCGAAGTGGATGAACTGTGTAAAGCGTTTGACCCATCCGAAGTGATTGAACTTTGTGAAAAGTTTGAAACAGACGAGGACAATGACGGGCAAATCGTCATTTACACAGGCGTATATCGTCACGATGATGGTGGGCTTCACATCCATCCACAGGACTAGCCACCACCACCACCACCACCAGTAACCAAGCACGCACACGCGATTCAGCCCTCAGCCATTTCGTATGGCTGGGGGCTTTGTCGTATGCGAGTAAGCATGGTGTTTCGTTACTAAGGGGGCTGGGGGGCTTGACGGTTCGGGTACAACGGAACGGGGTCGCCCGACCCCACTAACGCCTACTAAGGCAAAGGAGCAAGAGCAATGTCAGCATTACAAGGATGGGACTTGGCAGACTTTGTCATGTCCAACGGAGCAGATAGGGTACTCCTTTACGGAGTGCCTGGCACAGGCAAGACCTACTTTGGTCTCAACTACGGCAATGTTGCCAACGCATACCGTCTGGTTTGTACAGACGAGATGACCGACGGTGACTTGCTCGGCAAGTACAGGCAACACGACAACGGCATCTGGCGCTTTGAGGAAGGCGCTGCGCTCAAGGCATGGCGCACAGGTGGTCGCTTGGTCGTTGACGAAATCAACCGTGTCAACGGTGATGTCGAGTCAAGGCTCATGGCAATCATTGACACAGTCGCATCGTCATCGTTTGAGAACCCTGACACAGGCGAAATCATCAAGCCTCAGCCTGGCTTCAGCGTTGTCGCTACGATGAACGGTGAGCCTGAGGACTTGTCCCCAGCAGTGCGTGACCGTTTGGTTGTGCGTGTGGAAATCACCGAGGCACACCCTGACGCAATCAACGCATTGCCTGAGAACTTGCGTAGTCTTGCCAAGCACTACACCTCAGCCGAGGTTGGGCGTGACCGTTACAGCATGCGCTCGTTCATTGCTTTCCACGAGTTGTACAAGGCTAGTGGAAACCTTGAGACAAGCGCTTACGCAATCTTGCCAGGCATTGCCGAGAGCGTCATTGACGCATCAGCCCTGATGAAAGCAGAGGCTGACAATGTCAAAGCCTAAGCGTCGTTCCATGCTTGCGCCACAGTCGCTTCCCAAGCGAGTTGGCGTCAAGCACAACGACTGGCAGGCTGCTAGCGAGCAGTTCACGCTTGACTCAGTTTGTGTCAAGTTGTCAACTGGCGCCAAGTCACACACCTACTCCGCACCGTCTGGCGACAATCCTGTCGCCAGGCGTTTGCGTAGGTATGTGCTTACGCTTTCTCGTTACGAGTTGCCAGACGCTCCCAAGTATGCCAAGCGTTGGGCTGTGGCGACAGAGTGTGTTGAGGCTGCCTCACGCATTGTGTCTAACTACATCTACTCTGACGCATACAACGATGACCCATCCGTTATGACTACGCACATTGACGGTTTGGCTACGATGCTCGCATCTGCCAAGCCTCAGAGTGCTGTCGTCTACAAAGCGTTCAGCCTTATCGGTACTGATGCGTGGGACTTACTGCTCAACAAACTTGAGGGTACGCCCATACATCATGTGCTAGCCAGCACCGAGAACGATGTTGACGTAAGGCTTGACGCTTACAACGGCTATCGGGATATCCGTAAGTTCATCAACCATGACTACAAGCGCTATCGCAACTACTACGCAATTCGCGAGTACAGGGATTTGTGCTACATCTTGTCTCGTCAGGCTGATGCTGCTACGCATGCCCAAGAGCGTGACGAAAGCACAGAGCCAAGCAAGACAAAGCGTGGCGATGAGCATGGTCAGGGTCGTAGACCAGACATAACCGAGGTTGGCGAGGGCTGGATGGATTTCATCCTTGCTAAGCCCGAACTGACCATATCCCATACGGGTCGGCTTGGTCGCAGGATAATCGCTTGCGACACAGGCAGGACTATCCGTGACATCAACCGTATGATTACCGACCCAGACAAGCGCATCTTCAGTCGCAAGACCAGAGCGCTTGGTGGTGTGGTTGTCGTTGACGCTAGTGGTTCCATGAACTGGGCTGACCGTGACCTTGAGAGGGTCATGTCAGCCTGTGCTGGTGCTACGGTGCTCATGTACTCAGACGGCGATGGTGAGGGTCAGCCCAATGCCTGGATTGTTGCTAGGCAGGGTCGTAGGGTCAGGCACTTACCCGAAGCCCCTGGTGGTAACGGTGTGGATGGTCCAGCGTTGCTTTACGCATCGCAACATCTACGCACACGCCGTAGTTTGCCCATCATTTGGGTAAGCGACGGTGGCGTAACTGGCAGGGGTGATGTGAGCAGTGCGCAACTCCACCGTGAGATTGAGCGCATCTGTAAGCGTCACAACATCGTCAGGGTTGAGACAGCAGGTCAGGCAGTATCCATGCTCAAGCGACTACAAGGAGGAATGTAATGAGCGAGGACAACGACATACTCAAGGAGTTGGAAGGCATCGTCAACGATGCTTCAGCCAATCTCAAAGCCGAGTGGGTGGCTAGGTCTAAGCAGTTGCTTAGGGCTATGAACGACCACACCGACCAGTCAGACGAACTGAGCAAGCACAAGTCTTGCGCAGCCGTATTCGCTATCACTCACGCAGACGATAGCAAGTACGACCCTGACCGTATCGTTGGCGACAAGAACAGGGACTTGGGCGAGTCGTTAGGCTCGGTCAGTCACTTGCTCACCATGCCCAAGGCATCGTTCATCAAGGATTTCTTTGATGACCACACAGCGATGACACTTACGCAAGCCCACTACAACGTCATTGGCTACTACACAAGAGCCAAGATGTCGTCAGGTAAGCGCATCTCCTACTATGTGTCGGAGACTTGGACTGGCGTCACCATTGACCACGAAGGCGAACACCAAGCGTTCATCTACGAGTTCAGCGAGGCTGACTACAACCGAGCCAAGACTGAACTATCACAGCCCATATGGGATGCCCTGTCAGCAATGCTTGCTGGCTTGTGCTTGCCATTGGAGATGCGTAGGAACATGCCCGACGTATTCGATGCGTTGGTCAAGACGCTCATGGAGCGTATCCAAGAGCAACAGGAGGGCGATGATGAGTAGTGACGTTGTCATCGCCGTAGCCCTATGGGTAATCGTGGCGCTGGTAATCGTCACCAACCTCAAGGGCAAGTAACACCTACCACTTGTGCTGTCTTGGCGTGTGCGCCACCACAGCCATAGTCGTAGCGTGTGTGCGACCCCACCCCCTAGCCATAGTTACTTATGCCATTGCTCACTATGGTTAGGGGGGTCGGGGCTTGACGGTTCGGGTACAACGGTGGGGAGAGTTCGCAGACCAACTAAGCAAAGGGGTAATCATGCCAAGCCGTAAGTTTGTAAAGCGCAAGACCAGGGTAGACCTATCTCGTCTGCTCAACTATGTAGACCAAGAGCAATGGGCAGACTACATAGACGTAGCAAAGCCCATGAACTTGGGCAGACGCCGACCCAATGTTGAGGAATGGGATGATTACATACTGGAAGCCCAACTGCTATGGGTCGAGCACTTGGACACGCTTGAGATAGACCACGAGCGTTACAACAAGGAATACAAGAAACGCAAGCCTCGTATCAAAGCACTAAAGGTCTAGCCCTACCCCCCCGTAGGGCAAGACGGTAGCCACACGCCGACGGTCAAGTATGCCTAGCAGACGCATACAAAGTGTGGCAGTCTGCTACGTCAAGCACCACCACTACCACAGTCTAGGGCGTGGTTCTTAGCCTAAGCACTTGGGCTAAGCCCATACCATAATAACTATGGGGGAACGGGGTCGCTTGACGGTTTCCGTAGAATGGTGGTGGGGCAGTCAGCCCCCAACTAACAAAGGAGCAAGAGCATGGCACAGAAAGTAATCAACGCCACTTGGACAGGTGGCAAGGGTCAGTGGAAGGCAAAGGTCAAGCATGGAGAGGGCAAGCAGGGCGACACCGTCACTATGGTGACGCGCTTCGGCAATACCTCGGTCAAGGTGCTCGGCGAGTTGGTCGGTACGGTCACCGACTTCTCAGGTGAGCAGTACGACCTCTTCGTAATCCTCAACGCCTAGTCAGGCAACAACGGCAGGGGGTAGGCAGGGCGCAAGCCTTGACCTACCCTCTGCCTTTATTAGGGGGGGTGTGTACAAAAATCAAAAATAACCCGCTCTCCATATGTGTGAATTATGTGCAATTGCTTGTGTGTTTGCGTGTATGCGACTCCCCCCACGCTTCGCTCTTTAGAGCAGGTGGCCGTAGCCAGGATTTCTAGCCGACACCTTGTTTGAGGTTACGTTCCTCACGTCGCTCCCCTATGTCGATGCATGGGGGTCTACCCAGGTTTCCCTGTTTACGTCCCGCTCCGTGCGAATGGAGTACGACCATGCGACTGTAGGTTGTGGCCGAGAGTGTACCAGCATGGTGTACTCTGTCAAGCATGTCCAAGGAAAAGAAGTTGTCCAAGAAACAGGCTGCTTTGTACGGTCAGGAGTTGGGGAAGATTGGCCGTGCGGCTGAGCGTGGCGGGCCAGTCAACAAAGCACAGGAGAAGCATGCCGAGTTCTCCGAGAAACAGATGGCCTACAACAAGTTGAAGAACCAGCCCATACGACAGAAACTTGAAGGGATTGGTCTTACGCTTGCCGTTACCGCGGCAACCAATCCCAACCTTGGGCGCAATTTTCAGACCATGTTTACTGGCAACCCAGTGCAAAACGTTCGTGACGCCCTTCTTCGCCAGCGCATGATTCAGCAGAATTTTAACTCCGCAAAACCAGGACTTGACTGGTTGGAGAAACAAAATGCCGCAGCAAAAGTGAACCCGACCAAGAATCCGCACATGCTGGAGGCATTGAATAAGTCCTACAGCAAAGAAAATGTTTATAGGCGTGCAGTCCAAACAGCCAATGAGGATATGGCGCTTATACAAACCAATCGCATCATTAATAAGGCTGTCGACAAGCAGGTTGCGGAAGCGGTCAAAAAGTTGCAGCGCTAGTGCCAGGTCAGGGGAAACGCGCAGTCAGCCCTGAAGACAGGGCTTTATTTTGGCAGTCATTGAATTCTGGGATGACGCTCAGGGAAGCGTCGCGTATAGCGGGCATCTCCTACAACACTGCGCTCAACTGGAAGAACAAAGCCAAGGAGACCTCCCTAGAACTTAAGGAGGCTCGCATTGTTGGGCAGAACAGGCTCGACCATGGGAAGGGGCGCATTGAGCGCGACATCCTTACTATGCCCGACATGCCGCCAGTCATTCCATCTGGACGTCTGAACGCCAACGCCCAGCGTGGGCTAGAGGACTTTGACTTCTTCCGCCGCCACTATTTGGGCCGTGTTCCAAGCAACTGGCAGGTTCATGCCGCATATCAAATTGTGGAGATGCTCGAACATCCAGAGAAGCAGTTCATGGTGGTCAACGTTCCCCCTGGTGCTGGCAAGTCAACCCTGTTCCATGATGTGGCCGTATGGATGATTTGCCGCAACCGCGCCATCCGCGTCATGATTGGCTCAATCAGCCAGACCCTGGCAAAGATGTACAGCCGCCGAATCAGAGAAACCCTGGAACGCGCAGTACCTGTTAGACCAGACCCAGAAATGGTGAAGCGTGGCTTGGCCATAGATGCCGTTGGTTGTTTGGCCATCGACTACGGGCGGTTCAAACCACAGAACCTTGGTGCCCTATGGAGGGCTGAGGAGTTCATTGTGGAGCAGTTGACTGCTGGCGGACTGGACAACAAGGAGCCAACCGTCTCTGCATACGGTATCGAGTCAGAGTTCATTGGACACCGTGCAGACCTAGTTCTATTCGACGACGTTGCTTCACCAGAGAACGCCAAAGAATCGGTGGCTAGGGACAAACTGTTGGAGCGTTGGGACTCAATGGCAGAAGCCCGCGTCGACCCAGGCGGCGTGTTGGCTGTTATCGGACAGCGTTTGGGGCCACTAGACCTGTATGCACACTGTTTGTCAAAGGTGACGTACGAGGATTTTGGCGACAACTACGACGGTTCTGACGTCAAAGAGAAAAACTCTGAAGAAGAACCAGTCAAACAACACAAGTACAAGCACCTTGTTTATAAGGCCTACTACGACGAACTGGACACT